GTCATCATTTCGTAAAGCATTGTCTTACATTGGCTTCTAGTTGTTCAACAATAAAAGGGTCTAGGATTGCACATACAACCCGATAGTGGTCTGTAAACCGCTCGTTGAGGTCATCGTACAACTCAAGGGTAAGGGACTTGCCATTGCCAAAGAATAGGTCTAGGACAATGCCTTCGTTCTGGAAGGATTCGAGTTCAAGGCTAAAGCCCGACTGCTCAAGGATAAAGTGGTGATCTTTTAACATTGTGTTTGTGTTTAAGTGAATAACGATGCTAAGGTACAAGAGTCTGCACAACAAATGCAAGGGAATTGTCAAAATTATTTTTGTTTTACACTAAGGGTAATTTTCTGGGCTGAATGGTTTTGTTTTACACTAACACCCCAGGAGATTTTGTTTTCCACCAAGGGGTCAACCTGGTTTTGTTTTACACTAACCCTATTTTTCCGCCATGTTTTACACTAGGGGGTTTTCCGCCATGTTTTACACTATGGGGTCGCGGTCGGCCGTTACCATTCGTAGGTCGGTCGGTCGCGGCATGGCATGGCAACCTAGCTACATAGAAAGGCAAAGGATGGCATTTTTAGGGCCGTAGTAAAGAGATATTTTTATTTTAATGTAGTGACATAGGCAAAATTTTGAAGGTCTTAAATGGGCTTAAAATAGGCTTAAAAAAAGGGAGTAATTAACTCCCATAGGTAAACTTTAAAGAAATAGGCGTGAAATGAAATTCGAAGTACCAATTTTCTAAATTAAACAGCTCGTTGAAATAAGCTAGGTTTTCACTAGTGTTGGGGATATTTGCACGAAATACGGAAAAACTACGGTTTTCTAATTGGGATATTGAGTGGATTGAAAACAATGGTTTTTCAATTTTTTCAAGTCGGTAAGGAACACAATCAAGGCCGAAATCAAAAGTAAATCCAATTCTGCGGCATAAATCCAAAAGCTTTCTTAAATCTTGGTAATCTTGTTCTGATTGGTTAAAATCATTAATTAAGGCCTTTAAATTATCAGGCCATAGTTCAGGAGTTTTAAATAAGTCTTTCATGTTTTGTTTGTGTTTATGGGTTAAAAAAATGGGGATTTAAATCCCCATTAAATAAATACTGTTTTTCCTTTTGTTTCAGATAATGTTTCACCCAATGGGGAATAAACTATCTCATATGTGTAGCTAGCTACCTTCCTGATTTTGTTGTTTTTTGTTGTTCCTTTTGCATAACAAAATTCCATTCCAGCCAAAACGAAATGCCGATAAATTAAAATCTCATTTCCGTTTGAATCCGTTTTTTTGCTCAATAATTTACTGTTCATTTTTTTATAAATTTAAGTTCTAAATGTTTTGACCAGGCTTTTCCATAGTCTTTGAAATGCTCGCATTTTATTTCCGGTAAATTAAAAAGTCTTGAAACATCTTGAATTTTCCACAAAATTAATTCAGCTTGTAAAAAATAATGCCAATTATTTCGTGCAGCTAATTGTTTACTCAAAAGTATTTCAAGCTCTTTCTTTTCCTTTTCAATTAGTTCAGGCAATATTTCGCGATCCAATCTTGATCCAAAGGAAAAACGAAAAGTTTTAATTCCTCCTGGTATTGCATTCCATAATTCCTGACAATGTCTTGAAGTAGTGTTGGAATATGGATTTTTATTAATGAAACAAACATTTTCCCCATTATCAGCAGTGATAAATTTCGCAGCGATATAGTGATATCCGTAGGAATAAGCTGTTTCCTTTTGGAAAAACATTGATTTTGTTTTCCCATTAAATTGAATTTGTGCCGCAAAAGTTTCGGCCAATTGACTGTTTGAATTAAATACTGTTTTCATGTTTTTTAGTGTTTAGTGTTTAGTGATTAAAGTAATTTAAGGCCCAACATATATCCCAGGATAAAAATTGGAATCAATGCGACTATGTAATAAATTACTAGTCCAATCGCTTTCAAGGTCTTTTTCATGCTTTTTGAGTTTTAAGGGTTAATAATGTAGTAAAGGCGAAAATCGATAAAGTTCCGCTGGCAATGATTAATAAGTCTAGCATTTTTTATGGGGTTTTGGTTAAACATTAAGTAAAGATATTACAAGCTTTTGTAACTTCAAAGCCTTAAGGGATATTTTTTTTAATATTTATTTATTTATTTTTTTCAATTACCTTTGGTTTGGTTAACCAATTTAAACCGATATTTTTTACAAGTTATTGTAAAGCATGGAAAAGAAACAAAGAGGCGGACCTAGGCCAAACTCAGGTAGGCCACCAAAGATTCAAGAGATCAAGCTAATTGAACAGATGGATTCGCTATGTGTTCCCGATAAAATTTGGGAGGCCTTGTTAATGAAATGCGCGCAAGGTGACACGAATGCAATAAAACTTTGGCTTTCTTATCGGTTTGGTTTACCTAAGCAACAAATTGACGTCACTTCGAATGGGGAAAAGATAGCGCCTCCGATCCAATGGATCGGGAAACAAGTTGCAATTGAGAACGCTAAGATAGTTGAGGATGATGATATATAACTACTTGAATACCAAGCCTATATACGCTTACCCGCATAAACGAATAAGCAGAGGGGGAGGGTATTGTTGTGAGTGTATGCAACAAGGTTGCAAAATGGATTTCCCCAATTAAATAATTTACCCTAGGGGGGGGGTATGTTTCTGAGTGTACAGGAATGAAACGGAAAATGGAAATCCCCAATTAATTAATTTAGCTATGATTCAACTTTTAGACGATTACAAGCCTTTATTCTATGAGCAGCCTGACACGAGGTACTATTTGATTACTGGAGGCAGGGGATCGGGGAAGTCGTGGACATTGGCTTTGTTTCTGCTGAACTTGACCTATGAGAAGGGTCATGTTATTCTTTTCACTAGATACACCTTGGTATCTGCGTTTATTTCGATTATTCCAGAGTTCTTGGATAAGATTGAGATAATGGGAAAGATGAATGACTTTGATGTGACTCAGAGTGAGATTATAAATAAGCTGACAGGGTCGAAGATATTGTTTAGGGGGATTAAGACTAGTAGTGGGGTGAATACTGCGAACTTGAAGTCGATTGCTGGGTTGTCGACATGGGTAGTGGATGAGGCTGAGGAATTGACAGACCCTGAGATATTTGATAAGGTGGACTTGAGTATCAGAGCGAAGGATAATTATAACAGGGTGATATTGGTGATGAACCCATCGTACAAGAGTCATTGGATATATAAGGACTTTGTAAAGAATAAAAGAAAGGATACGACTTACATCCACACGACATACTTGGATAATAAGATAAATCTGAGTGAGTCGTTTGTTCAGGCTGCTGAGAAGACCAAGCGAGAGAATAGGGCTAGGTATGACCACTTGTTCATGGGGACTTGGTTGGATGATGCTGAAGGTATGTTGTGGAACAGAGCGATACTAGGGAAGGCGAGGGTTGATGAAGCTCCGAACTTGAAGCGGATTGTGGTTGCGTTAGACCCTGCTGTGACTGCGAACATGAATAGTGATGAGACGGGTATCATCGTGGTTGGAAAGTGCAAGGAAGGGTTTGGGTATGTGTTGGAGGATTTGAGTGGAAAGTATTCTCCGAACCATTGGGCGAAGATTGCAAACGATGCAGCGTTCAGGTGGAATGCGGATTGTATTGTGGCAGAGAAGAACCAGGGTGGTGACATGGTGGAGGCTGTGTTGAAGGCACAGGGGACAACCACGAGGATTAAGCTAGTTTCTGCTACCAAGGGTAAGTATGTGAGAGCAGAGCCTGTGTATTCGTTGTATGAGAAGGGTCAGGTGTACCATGTGGGTAGCTTCCCGTTGCTAGAGAGTCAGATGGTTACCTTCGACCCTGATAAGGGGAAGTCACCCGATAGAGTGGATGCGTTGGTATGGGGGTTGACTGAGTTGATGGTCAAGAACCGAAGTCAAGGGTTCGTGTTGATAAAAGGAAAATTATTTAGGTAAAATTAGTACTTTTACAAAAAAGTGAGATATAGATGAATCTACTGAAAGCGTTTAGAACTAAGGATGCAGGTTTGCCTGTGGCTTTGCAATGGCAGTATATTAAGGGAGTATGGATGCCTTATGATGCAAAGGATGGTATTTACATTGATAAAGCGTATAAGGCTATCCCTGTTGTTCAGTCAGTAGTTTCTAAGATAGTAGAGAAGAGTTCGGATGCTGCACCGATGTTGTATAAGATTAAGGACAAGAGGTTTGCAGAGAAGTATTACGCTAAGAGAAAGTATTTGAAGAGTAAGGAGAATGCTACTGAGTTGGCAAAATTGAGGGTGAAGGCATTTGAGTCGATTGAATCGCATCCGTTCTTGCAGTTGATGGATATGCCCAACCCGACTAGTACGGGAAGACAGTTGAGAGAGGAAGTTGCAGGATATCTGTTGATTACGGGGAATGCGATTGTTTACGCTAGTGTACCTGGTGCAGGAGTGAGAGCCAAGCAGCCGATTGAGTTGTGGAGTGTTCCGAGTCCGACTGTGAAGCCTGTGATGTCAGGAGAGAGAACTCAGCCATTGGCAGGGTATGCGATTACATATAACTTTGAAAATATTATCCCCAATGAGCAGATTGCTCACTTCAAGTACTTTAACCCTGTGTCTGAGTGGCAAGGTTATGAGAGTACATTCTGGGGATTGAGCCCGTTGCGTTCTAGTGTTAGTATTATCTCTCAGAAGAGATATGCTGATGTGGCTCAAGGGTCATTGTTTGCAAACATGGGGCCGAGTGGTATTGTGAGTGGTAATGCAAGACACAGCGATCAGAGTGAGTTGACTGCTGAGCAGGCGGTTGCGATTAACGATTCGTTTAGACAGAACCACATGGGTGCCCACAACGCTGGAGACATTGTTGTGACTCCAAGTGACCTGAAGTGGGTGCAGATAGGCTTGAGTCCTGTGGACATGGGTATCTTGGACTTCAACGCTGACTTGGAGCGACAGATTGCTAACATCTACGGATATCCATCTCAGTTGTTGACTCCG